CTCAAGTATTGCTTTCGCTGCACCGTCAGTTTTGCATAAAATGAGTAGCGCTAAAGGAGCGCCGCAGAAGAAGTCGTCTGAAAAGAAATCTAATGCGAAGGGAACAAAAGCCCTGGCCAAACGTAAGTCTTCTAAACGGGATAGAGACCGACCAAAGGCCAAACCTGAGCAATCTAAGGATTCTCAGGAAGAAAAAGAAGAGAAAAAGGACACTCGGCACCCTGCTGAGATCCTCTCTGAAAACAACGAAAACAAACTTGATCGGCTCGTCCTGAGCAGCAAAGTTTCTAATTCCGAATTCATGACCCTAAGTGGCATGACTAAGGTCCCATTGGTTAATGGGAAAACAAGTAACCCCCATGCATTCGAGGCTGGTTCACGTTTGGTTAGGATCTGGGCTGTTTTGGATGACGCTAGAAAGAGGGACCGATCGATTGTTGACATTCAAGGCAAGCCAAGAGGTGGCCGCTGGTTAGAATCTGCTGATGGCAGTTCAGAAAGTGTTGCATATCCTCATTGTCATTGCTTCCCATTGACGGCAGCTGACTTACGCAGGTTTCGCGACCCCTGTGACTGGGAGTGCGGAATTCACTTTGACACGGCCATGTCTGTGGATGTGCTAACTCACCTGACACAGCAGGAAGTTCTCCGTACTATCCTCCTTACAGATGACAACGAAATGTTCTTCGTGTACAATGACTTATACCGTAACAAGATCCCGAAGGGGTACAAACTTGTCATGAGTAATGGTCATCCTGTATACCTCCGAGGCATTAAGGGTCATTCTGACAACAACAATGATGAGTCTGATTTGTTTCAGCCGTGGTTGTTGGATGGAAGTTTTGTTGCGGAGACTGATGGGGAAACCTATGTTGTGTCTTTTGAGCATTGGGGACCGTCTGATGGTTCCTTAGGCACTATCCTGTTGGCTCGAGCGCAAGTCGCAACACCCGAGAGTATAGCCATGGTTACGAAGGCTACGACTCCTTTGCTGATAGATACCGATTTTTGGACATTTGCACAAGCTGGCGACGTACCTGTTGGCCGTTACCGCTTCGCAAAGGTCAAGAATGCAGACCGGCCAGAGCAATCATATTGTGTAGTAACTGCCACACATGTGATCTTTGGTGAAGGTGAGGTTAAAATCATGCATAGGGCGACAATGGAAGCAACTTTGGCGTCACAGAGAATGGGATCTGTGACTTCTGCTAGTTCTAGAACGGCTGTTAGGGAGTTGACCACAACTCTCCCTGGGGCTGAGAAGACTACCATGAAAGAAACTTTAGAAAGTAACGTGGCAGTTGATTGGAACTCGCAGCAAGCTAAGTCAAGACTTAGCGCTATGGACAAATGGTTTCCCCCTAAGGATTTAGATAGTATAGCTGTGTTAGCTGCTAAGCTGGATCCTGTAGTCAACACTGACCCGGTTCCTCAAACTTCCGTTAACACTTGGTTGCCAAGTGTGAAGCATGTGTCTGGTTTGTTTCACGCACTCCCAAAGTTTGTGTCTGCAGCACCAATAGCGGCTTTAATGATAACCTACGTTGCTCATATGCTCCGTAAGAAGGTCATACCGCAGGTTGATAACCGCACATGGATTAGGAAACTATGGGATAGGTTTGGCCACCGGTTACGATGGGACCAAGCCATGCACATGGCTACCGGAAAGGTTACTCCTGATATTACGTCTGGATCCGTCAAAACGATGGTCCTCCGTATATTTGCAGGGCAACTTTTCGGATTGGGCTCCTGGCATGAAGTGTCATGGGATAACAGATTCTGGTATATAGGTGTTCCTGTCATTGAGGAACTCTACAAATCGGTCTTTGGCTATTTGCTTTCTTATCTTTCGTTAACGATCGGTGAGAAGCAATGGAATATTCCCATCTCACCTAGAACAGGTGTTAGAGTTGCGTCAGTTAGTTTTGCCACGGGAGAATTCATTAGTTACCTATTGAAGAATCCCATTACCAAACAGCTCGTGTTTAGTAGACTTGCAGCTTGGGGCATGCATGTTGCCATTGGGGGTCAGACCTATGTCCCTCGAGTGGCCCTGCATGGCCTCTGGAACCTTTATGCCCTCTACTCCATCCCTGCCAAAGTAGCTCACACCGTTGACTATGGAGATGGAGTAATGGGACCCATTACAGGCACACTTGCACCGTATAAATGTCTCAGAAAAGATGAGAACATTGTTTTGGGTTCACAACTTTGGTTCACTTACGCTGGAAGAAAACATAAGTATCCTTTCACAGATGCTGCGTGGCAAATATTAGAGAAGATCGACGGCAAGCGTCGTGACCTTGTTCCAAATACAATAGTGTATTGGCCATACTTTCCCGGTATTCAGGCTAAGGATCCCATGAGTTTCGCTGTTGGTATGCTAACGCGAGTTATGAAGGATCGTTGCCTGGACCCAGATGCCGAAAGCTGGGAGAAAAGTGTGAATCTGCTCCAACAAACTGTCGTCCCAGATTCGGATTGGGTGACGTTTGATGAGTGGAATAGCCGATACCCAGCACCAGTTGCAGCCCGTAACTTGTTAGCTATGAAGAATATCCTTTCTGGACATCAAGGGAAATACTTCGTTGCCCCTTTTAACAAGGACGAGCTCAACCACACATTCGTAAGCCTTGGAGTTGCACCGAAAGATCCGCGAATAATTTGCGGTCCTGGTGAACAAGAGGTTAAGGTTTTGAGTGGTCCATTTTACTATTCCATAAACAAGACAATCAATGCTTCATGGGATGGTAAGGCACTGACAACGTTGATGCTTGATCACTGGCGGACCGACGTTTGCATTCTTGCCTTTAGCGGCAATGACCTCGACCACCCTGGCGAGTCTCAGATGCAACGTTTTGCAAGGTTCGTTCAGGATGCACAACGTTTGGGGCCCTCCGGGAGGAAGGTCTCCATTGCGGTGGCCGGCGATGACAACTTCATCGTCTTGGTTTACACCGTGCAGACGCCTACTGGACCAAAACCCATAACCATTATGTTTTGTAGTGACGGACGAAGATGGGACAGTAGTATAACAGATCCCGCTTTAAGCGCTGAGGAGCGCTTTGTTGTCTGTCTGGCCAAGCGTAAATGCTTTGACACGCTCATATTTGGACAAGATACTTTTTGTACCCTCTCAGACATTTGTCGGCTGTATTCAGAAGCTAAGGAGGGTCTCTTCACATGCAAACATTTTGCCGACCAAGGTGTTAGTTTTGGTGGGGCTATGCCACCAATTCGGCATTCTGGCGGACAGAACACTACAGGAGGTAACAATGTCCTCAATGCTAGCGGTAGCCTAAGAGCTGCTGGAAATGTCTTTGCATGGTTGGATGATAACATCACGGAAGTCCCTCCCGATGCATCTTACTTGCTTGATTGCAAGAAGGTAGTAGTCGATACCTGGCTAACATTAGGAGTAGAAGTTGATGTAATCATATCCAATGACGTCACAGATGGTGACTTCTGTAGTAGTCTACTCATCCCCTGCCAAGGACAGCTATATGCCGTCCCTAAGATAGGCAGATTTCTTGCGCGCTCCGGATTTTCCATTGGAGTGCCTCGAAGTCTGGAGGAATTAAGAGCCCAACTTACCCAGTTTGAGCCGTTCCTCAATGTTCCTATCCTAGGGGACCATTTACGTGCAGTGCGAGCTAAAATTGGTTATGGTGAGGAGAAGATTAACGAGGAGTTCATCTACAACCCCCATTTTGGACAGAAGAGTTCATTTCCTGTCCCTGATGAAACCACTTGGAAGTGGTTTCGAAACCGTTATGGGATTACAGAGTTGCAGGTGAATATGATGAAAGTCATGCTCACCATGGTTGACCGACTACCTTTTCAATTGGATGGCAACATTGTTGCCCCTATTTTCCGAGTGGATTTAGATCTTCCTCTATTTGATCCACTTAACATTGATGGTTCTGCCCTTGGTTGTTGGCAGAACCTTTTCCTCCCATCCGAAAACATTCAAGTATTGATGAAGCCTACCAAGAAGGAAATCAAGAAAGAAGTCAAGAAGGACATCAAGAAGGACATCAAGAAAGTGCTCCATGACGGCACTAAAGTGTCGACTGCATCTGTGTCCAGATCAGCCTTGGGTCATCTTACCGGCGAACGGAAGGGGCGTAACCAAGCCGACCACGTCCACAAGCTCGACAGTATGTTGTCAAAGAGCCCAGTGCACAGTCCAGGTTGTGCGACCCCAGGTGACTCAGCAGCGTTGGAATACGTTGCAGCAATCACGGACCAGACTCTTCCGCAACCCTTGCTTCCACAAATAGTGGGGCTGGGGCAGTCAGGGACCAATGGCAGAATTTTTGAGGTTAAATCCAGTTGTTTTGTCACTACAAACGCCCTGGGCTTCGCCTTCATTTCTGCTGAGGCTTCGGGTTGGATACCCATTACGGATCCATTCCTGAACAATGGTCCCCAGAGTGTAACCTCGCCTGCATTTTCGTCTATTGGTTATTCCTTTATTGGACCCAATGATGAGGTTGCAGGTGGTGGTGGCCGGGGAGCACCCATATACTGGTCTAATGAGACCTATGCGGGTGGTGTGTATGACACAACCAACACCTGGAGTGCACAGCAACATCCCCCATCTGTTGCTGCAGGTGCTGGAGTACCAGTTCGGACCCAGGTTTCCCCTCAGCTTCCAGCGCAAACTGCCGTTACCGGCATTGAGTGTTATACACTCCCGCCGGCACTCATCATTAACCAAATTACTGATGGTGGAACACCCGATTTTGCCAATTCAGTGGCACGTCAAACGTACACACTGAATCGGGTGGTCATGTCCATTCAGCCCTCAGGATACAAGACTGGGGCTGGTTCTGCTGTTAACGTCGTTAGCGGTCGTGTGCTAGGGTGGCAGTACATGGCAGGTGACAATCGGTTTTACCATTTTGCCCAGAACTACTTTAACACTACAAATGGTGTAACTGATAGTTCAATCACTACAGTCTTAGGTGCCCCTGAAGGTATCTACCATACGGTAGAACAGTCTGTTGCAGACTGGCCTCCAGGTAAGCAATTGACCGTTTATGGAATTCCGAACACGTCGACAGCTTTTGGTCAGTGGCCTGCCTATGCCGAATATCCAAGTTCTGTTAGTCCCCTCGTCTACTCGAAGTACATCCAGGCCCAGGTCAAATCTCCTGTGTGTGGCTTCATGATCGATGGCGCGCAGCCAAACCAGAAATTTGAGTGTCAGTTTACTTACACACTCACTGGTTATGGTGTTGAGAGCTATGAGATTGGTGGACGAGTTGAGAGTAACAACCGGAAGCCGGTTGACATGGATGAGTTTAGTGACATGATGACTAGGACCCTACCCCAAGTTGCTCAGCCTGTCATGCACAAAACTGACTCGGCTCCAACGCCCAACCATGGTGTCCAATCCTTCATTGCTACACAGGCAGACTCAGGTCATAGCAATCCGGTTCAGATTGCTAAGAGTGCTGCCTCGGCTACCAGTGCCACTTCGGAAATTTTGCCCCTCATTGCTGATGCAGCAATGGGTTTGTTGGCATTATTTTAGTGGAGATTTATAAAAAAAAAAAAAC